CTTCCTGCTATAGCCATTCTAAGCCACCTCCCAATTCAAATTTCCGTCATTGTCAACGACAAAGTTATATGCCGCATTGTCCGTGTAAATCAACTCCCCATCCTCATTCACATCAAATTCTGTCATTGTGAGTTTCTTGTTAATCTCGTTTTCGATTTCCTGCACTCGGTCTGCGCTGTCCTTGGCATCTGTGGCAGATGTTGCCGCCTTGGTTTCGGACTCTTTTGCGCTTTTGGCAGACGCTGTAGCTTTGGCAGATTCCACCTTAATATCCGCTAAGAAGTTCGGTTGTAACTTATCCTCGGTAATCGAACCATTCTTAACGATAGCCTTAACCTTGCCATCTGTAATCTCAAATGCGATTGTATCAGAATCGAGAAATTCATACTCTGTAATCAGAGATGATAAATCCACGTTCTGCACTGTGCCATCGTCAAGCGTGATTACCAACTGTTGCGTCTGCGGATTGTATTTGAAGTTGACCGCCAGCTTCTCCAACTTGG